TTGCCGCGCGCGGCTGCCGACCGCTCTAGCGCCTTCATGCCTTCCGCTTGGCGAAAAGCATAGCCGGGGTCTTGCTGGAATTGATCAGTACCAAAGGCTTTCGCCATACTGCCGTAGCCAGCGGCGGTATTGTCACCGCCGATACCTAGTAGCCGCATAAGTTCATTTTGCGCGGTAAGGCCACCTTCACGAAATGGCGCTTGCAGTTCCGTTTGCCGCTGGAACATCCGCTCCTGCGCTGCGGTCGCGTCTTGCGCCGCGCGCTCTTGCGTTGCTGCTGCTTTTTTAGCTGCTTTTCCCGATATGGCGGCACCGCCAATTGCGGCTGTAGCTGTTATAGCTGCTGCTGCTGCTAGACCCATTTTACGCTTCCTTCAGTTGCAAACGGTACGCACTACCGTGATCTTGCGCGCCGAGGCGCTTGTATAGCATGGAAATACGGGGGCCGGAACCCCTTTTCCCTGCCTCAAAAAACACTTCGTCAACCCCTTTATTTTTTAGTTCTTTAATTGCTTCGCGTTGCAGTTTCAATCCCAGACCGGGGAACTCTGGCGACGCGAAGAATGTGGTGTTCGTAGCGGATAAAATGTCTGGGGAAGTCAGCGACGGCGATATTAGCGTCATCAGATAACCAAACATACGACCATTACACCGCGCAGTCATTATCTGCATAGCGCCAACATTGTCCAGCGCGCGCATCAGCGGCAAGTTTTTATTCTGCCAGTTGCCCGGTGTCTCGCCGACGCCCACAAGATGTTCGTCAAATAGCTTATCGGCATCCTGCACCCAGCTATCAAAGTCTTCTGTCTGAAAAGTGATGCCTTCGGGCGGCTCGTCTACTTTCGGCGTTAGCGCCGCTATCGTCTGGTGTTTGGCAATCGACGCCAGCTTTTCCATCGCTGGCGCGTATGCTGCATAGTGACGCATCATGGCTGGCATACTGATCTGGATGTTGACAGGCGCTATCTGCGCCCAATGCGCGGAGTCATGCGGCTGCTGAAGGCAATGCTCGAATACAGCAGCGCAAGTGTCTTCTTCATTCAGGCTGTCAAACGACACTGACAAGACGTTGGGCAACCGCGCCTCTATCTGGTCTAGGCTGCGGTCCAGCTTCAGCAGTACGGCGTCAAGTTTATCGCGGTCAAACTGCGTGCCGGGTATGCTCATCAGACTTTCAACAACTTCGTCGCGGGGCCGGCGTACAACCAGAACGCGGGCGTCAGGGGCAAACCGCTCTAGCAGTCTCCACCAAGGCGCGCCGGCTGTCTCCGCAGTGCCAATGTTAGGCTGCGAGAACCATGCCTGCACATCGTCAAGGCTACGCATATGCCGTAACTCTTCGTGGCCGCACATCCATTCACCATAAGTCAGAAAACGGGACAGCCAAGCTGATCGCGATCTGGGTAATGAAAATACGACGAAGGGCGGCATTAGCTAACCAGACGGCCTGACGCGCGGATGTTGATGGCGGACGCCGTGCCAGCGATTGTGCTGATGAAGCCATTGTTAGGCAGCACATGACCAACCAGTTCAGGAAACGTATACGTCTCTGATGGCTGGAGCGTCTTGGTCTTAACAATCAAGTTGTCGTTACCGGCGCTGCCCGCAGCCGTCACAAGGTTGACGCTGATCGTCGCTGCGCTGACGCTGTAGTTAGTTGCGGTGAACTTGTCGATGATCGTCTGCACGCCGTTCGACGTGTACTGCGTCGTCTGGCTGTTCTCCGCTGTCTTAGCGGGAATGATGTTACTAATAGATACGGCCATATTATGTCTCCAAAGAACTTATGTTGTCTGTCACCGTCAAAATGATTGACGGAACGGAAGGGTGTACGGCAGACGCCGCTTCAGCTAACAAAATAACAGATGTGTCGTCCACTTCCCACATTAATTCGATGTAGTCGCCAGCGTTTAGTTGGATGACGTAATTCCATGCAGCCAAAATTTCAGCGTTATTACCTTGTATGCGGATTTGACCGGCGCTGTCAGGGACGTTAACGCCGTTCTTGCGTAACCATATCCACACCAAACCGACACCGCCCGCCGTTTTATCTAGCTGCGCGGAGAACTGCACGTTGTAGACATTTGGCCGGTCAACAAAGATGCGCGACGTTGGTGTGCCGCGGGTGACGCCTACCGACAAATCAGTGGTGTTGAACGTCATGGCGTAGGCTGTGTTGATTGCTGCCGCTGTCTGTGATGTCGTGTCATAGAAAGAACCGTAGCGCGGCGACCGAAACTCTTTTGGTGGCGGCGACAGCGCCAGCGCCTGCAACTGCGATTGGATAACCGCGATGTCGCTTTCCGTAGCAGCCGGCGGCGTGACGCCGGTGGCCTGCGCCAGACTGTTTACCTTGGCATCCACGTCAGCCGTAGCAGAACAGCAGTCAGGGGCGCTTTCGGTTGTCTGCGCCAACGACTCCAGCATGGCGTCATAGGACGCTATCAGCGACGTAGCGTCCGGCGCTAACTCGACTTCGTCTTGGTTGGTCTGCGTAGCTGTCAACAGCGATAGGAAGAACCGATACCATTCACGGCTAATCGCGCCTGACCGTTCGTCGATCAGGGCCACACGCGGCGGCGTTAGCTGTGTAGGATTGATCGGCGAATACGCCATTAGGCAGTCGTTCCGCTGAGCAGCAGTTCAGCGCCCATGATGTAAATCCGTACAGGGTCGGTGCCTGACACTTCGTAGACGCGGTCGCGTATCTTCATCGTCGCGCCAAGGCGGCGCCAAATGGTACGATAGCCAGAACGGCCAATACGGCCCATCGACTTCCAGTGTTCGCTGGACCATGTGTGCCCGCCGTCGTCCGACCAGCGCAGCATGGCTTGCGGATTGCTGCCTTGGCCGTTGTTCAGGCCCACGCCTGTCTCGCAGTCAAGCTGCATGGAGTGCTGGATAGTACGCGCAAGGTTGTTAGCGCCCGTCGGCAGCGCACGCCATGACCGCAGCCATTTCTGCGGTGCGCCATCGTCAGCGTATACGTTCAGGTCGAATGAATAAATCTTGCCGTTCTGATAGTCGCCGACCACCGTAGTGGCGTTGAAGAACATCTGACTGCTGGCGCGGTGACGGTTAAACTCACCGTTAGCGAACGACGCCCGCTCATGCCATGCGCCGGTGGCGACATCATACACCCATGTGGTGTTGGCGGTGGGGAAGTTCAGAACGTAGAAGCTGTGGCCGTCCTGCTGATACGTGTAGCCGGTTGCGTCCGAAATGTCGGCATACTCTTGCATCTGCCATTCGATAGCGTGCGTAGACACACGCTGACCGATGTAGCCAGCGGCCCTGTAGACGATCCCTTGACCGCGCGCGTCCTTGCCTAGCCAATAGACTTGATTGTCCATCTTGGCGATGCTGTACGGCGCCGCGCAGCCTAGTTCGTTGAACGCGCCTTGGATACGCGTCAGCGGGAAGTCGAGCAGCCCTGCGTCGTACCAGACTTCGGTCGAGTTGGTGCCGAACACCCACACTTCGCGGTGGTCAACAAATATAGCGACCACATTGTCAGGGTTGCCTTCGGCGCTGGCAAACTCCAGCGGATCAACAGACAGGCCGTCAAGCAGCGATGTAACCCAGATTTTCTGCGTGCCGGGTTCGTTGAACGTAAAATAGCCGTCGATGTAGCCGACCGTGCCGGCGCCGGGGAAGTCAGGGTCGGTGATCTGCTGGAACACATCGGTGTTGGCGTTGTAGATGTAACCTAGCGGGTTAGCAGCTATGAATAGCTGCGTGCCGTTGTCAGCCATGCTGACAGGGCCAGTGCCGCCTACAGTGCCTTTGGCGACCGCGTTCCAGTTGCTGTCGATCTGATACAGCGTAGGGCCAGATACGGCATAGCCGTAGTCGCCATAGGTCCACAGCCCGCGGATAGGACCGATGCCAACAGTTGCTAGGGTAGTCAGCCCCGGCGCGCGCTGAAGGAACGCTGGTTCCTTGCCGCCTTCTGGGACAATCTCAGGAAATAGGTTAACCATGCGGTTGTCGGCGGCGTTGACGCTTCTAGCGACATACGCCGACCCAAGGATCGGCGTCTTCATTAGTAGTTCCCAGCGTAGATGTTGAACCGCTGACGTGAAGCAATCAGGCTGTACGGTATCGACATGATGTCATCAGGGTTGTTGATGCGCTTGATGTTACGCTTCGACGACATCGCCAAACGGCGGACTTGCGACGAAGGCTCCGTGCCGAACTCAGGGGCCATTTCGCAGGCCAAGTTATAACGGAACGCACGCAGATAGCCGGGCGGGAAATGTAGTTGCGTTGCCAGCGTCGCAGGCTGCGTCAGTTCTTCAACCGAAATGAAATGCCATGTCAGGTCCGCTGTGGGGCGCGGATAAATAAACATTTCAATGTCAGGGTACGTCATGTTGACGAAAATAACTTGCGGAAATGTCGATGTGACGGACTTGACCGCGATACCGTTATACTGCTGCTGGTTGATAAATTTGATGCCGTAGCTGACGCCGGTGCCGGGCTGGACGAAGTACGTCGATTCATCAAGCAGGACAGGGCGGTTGCCGACGAAGTCGCCGGAAGGCCCAAGCGTGCGCGATATTTGCCCTGCGGGCCATGTGAATATTTGGTCTTGTGTTGCAAAGACGGACAGGCGCTCTGTGTTCCAGCTATCAATCATCTGGTTCATGGCGCGCAGTGCGTCTTGCGATGTCTCAGCCGATGGAACTTCGCCTTCTGCCAGAACACCTAGAAGCCTAAGCGATCCGTTGATTATGTCCCCAGCCGTATCCATTGGTTAGTCTTCCTGCGTTGTGCGGCGGCGACCTTTGGCTGCCGGCATTTCGTTTACTGGCGCCTCTACAGGCGCGTTAGGATTATAGCGTTCCCAACCAAAATATTCATCAGAAATCGCTTCTTCTTCTGAAATAGCGACTTTTGCGCCGTGGACTTCGTGAACAAGATATATAGCAGCCATAGAAACTCCGTAAAATGGACGGCCCGAAAGCCGTCCACTATATTAGCTGATCGCCATGAACTGCCACTTGGTGCCGTCCGCATAGAACAGCTTGCCACGGCCAGTAGCGTTCGTCGTAATGCCGAGCGAACCTACAGGTGCGGAAGTGGTTGTTGTGTTAGCGGTAATCGCCGTGCTGAGAATGTAAACACCTGCGTTAAGATTGGCGGCTACTTCGTCGCCTGTTGTTTCGATTGTCGAAGCAACAACGCCGCCGTTGGCGACGATAGCGCCGGTGGCGACGATAGCGCCGCTAACCGTGACGCTTTCAAACTCAGGGTCGGCGTAAGCAACGCCTACTGCTTTAGTATTGGGCATAATTGTTCTCCTGAAAAGGATGCCCCGACCGTAGCCGGGGCAAACCTATTAGCCAGCAATGCGGTACAGGTTGTACGTTGTCGCGCTGGTTTTAACAGCACGGAACAACACGCTGCGCGATGCAACGCCTGTACCAACGCCAACCAGCGTCCAGCCTGTGCCTGCCGTGATGGTAGGAACGCCGGTGCTGGTAGCAATCAAAGCAAACTCAAACGACGAGTTAACTTTGGCGCTGCTAACGTCAGCGTCAACAACGCTAACAGCAGGAAGCGCAAGGTCAGCAGTGCTGCTTGACGTGTATACAACTGCGCCACCAGCCAAATCGGCAGTGGTCAGCGTAACACCTGCGGTGTACGCAGTAGGGATTGCGGATACGCCCAGCGTGACTTCGCCGAGGTTGCCGTCGCCAACTTGATAACCGCCGGCGCCATTAGGTAGAATAGCCATGATAAAAATCCTTTAAAAAGTTTGGCCCCCGGCGAACCGAGGGCCATGTTTAAATTAGCCCCACATCCGGACGGCCATTTGCGGACGGATCGTGCTGTAGCCATACAGAACGTCAATACGGCAAGGCATACGGTCGTTGTTGATGTCGTACTGACGAACAACGCGAAGCGAGATGCCGTTGTGTACCTGACGCGAAGCCATATCTACGCCTTGTGGGAGCAGAAGGTCGGCGGTTGCGAAGGTGATGGCATCCTTGTGGTAGATGAGGTTCTGCGCGTATTGCGAGTTGGATGCACCAACGAACACAACTGCTTGGCTGTTGGCAGGCAGTGCATTGACGGTAGCAAGCGCGTGACCAGCCGAGTAGATCGGTGCAACAGTGATGCTGCCTGCGCCAGAGCCGTTGAGCAAGACATCAGCCAATGCAACGAACTGGAACAACGAACCTGTGCTTTCACGGGTCTGTGGGTTGACAGCAAAGCAACCGTTTACAGTGAACACGTCACCAGCCTTGACGGTGTCGTTAGCGCCAGCGCCAGTGATGGCGATGGTGGTTGCGCCTTCTGCCGTTACAGCAGCCGAAGTCGAACCGCCAGTTGCGTCGCGCGTACCAGTGGTGAACTGCTTGATGGACTGCGACATATTGATTTCGTCGAAACCAAGTACGCCAGTACCCATCATGCCGTTCTTGAACTGCTTGCTGATCGTGTCGGTTGGGTTGAATAGACCCTTCATGCCTTCGACCAAACCAGCGTTTGCGGCTGGGTTGACGGTGGCATAACGTGGCGACATCACGGCAGCATTTTCGTTCAGCTTCTGCTGTGCAGCAAGAAGAACAGCCGAAGTAGCTGGCGTAGTGCCGGGCGTGCCGACAGTGTTACCGATGGTCAAGAACGAGTTTGCAACGTCAGCGTCGATGCTCGAAGCAAGCTGCGAGATACGTGGCTTCAGAACACGCTCTGCGAAATCGTCCAACTGCATGGTCAATTCAGCAGTGGTGAAGTTAACGCCGATGTGCTTCTGGTTGGCAACGGTCAGAGTTGTGAACTGCTCGTTGTCGTCCTGTACCTGAAGGGCTGCGCCATCAGTTACAAGTGCGCGGTCTGGAAGACGGATACGCAGGGTTGAACCGATCTTGGCACCTTCAACAGCAAAGCTGTCGTCGTACTGACGGTTTACGTTACGTGTAAGAACAAGGTTGTTTTCGAGAATCTCAAGCGCCTTGCGCGTGATCATGTCGATTGTTAAAATCGAGTTAGACATGGTAATAATCCTAAATTATCTGTTGCGTTGTGCCTCGAACTTCTTGATCTGCCGTAGCCGTTCTGCCTCAATCCAATCTGACGTACTCATGGACTTTACGGCCCGTGGGTCTGTCGTATCAAATGTCGGCGCACCAGAGGTGCGGGCAGTGACAGGTGCAATCGGTGCCGGGGCGTTGGATGTTTTTTTGAGCGTAGGTTCGGCTGTAAGCCGCGCCTCGATCATACCAATTTCCCTAGCTTGCAAAATGGGGTCCATACGCGAAATACGCTGGGCGTCTTTTTGGTTAAGCCCTAAGTGATAAATCACGTCGGGACCAATATCGGACGCTTGTATTGCTAGTGCCATCGCGTCGGTGATTGGAAGGTTGGGGTTGTATGCGACTTGTTCAAAGTCGTCATATTTGTCCCGCGCCGCCTCTTCACGTTCGTGATAAGACTCTAGCATTGCACGTTGCTGGCTGTCCTTTTCACGGCGTGCCAGCAGTTCTTCGGCTTTACGTTCGGCCAAAACCTCTGCGTAATCCTCATAAGTCTCAAATTGATCAGGGGTTATGTCGTGGATCGGCTGCTGCCGTGCCTGCATTTCCTCTGCTCTTTGAGCCTGTTCGCGTTCCCATTTACGCTGCTCTCTTGCGAGTCGTTTGCCTACAATGGCGTCCAAGTCTTCTTGTGTGAAGGTCTTGGGTGCTTCCTGCTCAGCAGACTGCTCTTCCGGCGTCGTGTTTTCTACAGGCTCGATTGCTGCCGTGGCTTCGAGTTCTGGCGCGGAGGCATCCGCTTCGGTAAAGACATTATCGTCCATGTTTAACCCTTAGAGAGTTCCTGATGAGCCGCATCAGTACGGTTGGTGGCTAGACTACATCATTTGATGCAGTCTGGCAATCTTGTTACGCTTCTACTTCTGGTAGTGTTTCTGGCGCAATTTTTGGGTGCTTTGCTGCATACGCAGCTATCACTTCGGCAGTGTGTATTGCGGCGCAGACAGCTTGTACGCGTGCATCTTGGGCGCTGTAGTCATCGCCGGGGGCGACAACGTGATGGTGGAATGTAACGCTGATTTGTTCACCGTCTTCGAGAATGGCGGTCTTTGTGCGGACTTGCACTGCACCCTCCTCAAAAACTTCAATGCTATCGGCTAATACATTTTTTTCTAAGGCCATTTTCATTCTCCTGTTTCCAGCCCAGCTATTTGGCTGGATATTAAATCTATGTATTGCAGTCTGGCAATATCCGTTAAGCGCGGACAAATTCGATTGATTGCACGAAAATATCCGCCGTCGTTGTTGCGCGGGTAAAATAAGCACCAAACAGGCTGCTAACAGCGGGTGCAACTACAGTGCCGACCAGCGTTGTTGTGTAGCTTGGTAACAAGGATACGGCGGTCAACGGGCCACCAGCGCCGAAGCCGACAGCGTAAGAAGCGTTTAGCGTTTCAGATGACGGTGACCGAGCGGTAATGTAAACTTCATAGCTTACACCGACTTGAAGCGGATGCAAAACGGTTGCGCTCACCTTTGGCAGCATAACAAAGAAAGGTGAGTTAGCCCCTGTCATAGTCGGTTTAATGACTATAGAGTCGCTCCCATTATATCCACATTCTTCGCCAGCGTCATTTGTGAAAAATCCTGCGTTCGGGGCTACATTTGACGCACTCAGCGTTGCGCCAGTGAGAGTGGCGACAGCGCGTTCAGTGTTGCGAAAGCCGTTATAGTTTGTGGTTGAAGGCACAACTATATCATAGTTGGCTGTATGCGTTGGGTTAAACACAAGGCTAAGATAGCTGCCTTCAATTTTTAACAGCTTTCCTTCAACCGCCGGAACACCTGTTGTCCCCGGATCATACAGTTTAACACTGCGTGCTGGGGTGTCGCCATCCAGATAAAATACGAAGTCAGTGTACTCACCTTGTCCGTCTGTACGGTTGTCTACACATACAATCGTGAACGGTGACGCAGGAACATTTGCGCCATATTGCGGGCATCCAATGTTCGTCATATCAATAGCGCCGACGGCTGGTTCACCAGCAGCCTGTTCGATATAGTTATTGTAAAGCCGCACATGGAGAGAACAGGTCTTAATGTGAGTTCCGCCAGCGTCGGCCATAACCAAAATATCGTTGTTTTCGATATGGTTTTGCGAACCGAAAGTGCCTGTGCTGATTTCAAGGATGTTATAGCTGGTAGCGTATGCAATCCTGTTTACAACTACACGGCCAATGTCGCAGCCCTGCATCATTAAGTTAATGTCAAAACGTTGAATTTTGCAGTTTTCGATTACAAAGCCGAATACTTTACTCATGGAAATGCCAGTGCCGACACCGTCTGAACGGGCAATCAGAGAGCAGCTACGGATGACAGGCTTCATGATAAACGGTGTAGGGCCGACTTCGGCAATCGTTTTGGTTTCGTCGTTAAGCCGAATTGGAAAATCAGCCGAAAGACGCAGATTTTCAATGGTAACGCCGTCAATCTGTTGAGATGGAGCGGTAACATCCTGAACCATTTGAAAAATACCGCTGCCAACAACAACGTTATTGATTATAGAGCCATCATCAAACTCGCCGCCGTTCGAGCCAAAAACGTGTTGGCCGGGGCGCAACTGAATAGGCGCAGTAACTTTATACACGCCTTCAGGCACAAACACTTCTAAGTTTGCCGCAACCGCAGCAACGAAAGCTGCCGTGCTGTCTGCAACGCCAGTAGAGTCAGCGCCATAGTCCAGCACGTTTGCTGGAGCAGACTTAATCATCGAATATGTGGCTTTGGTCAGCGTCATGTTAAAACCTTTATATCGAAGTTATAGTCTGCCAAGCAGCGCCCGAATAAACACAGAGTTTTGAAAGTGTCGTGTCAAAAACAACAGTTCCAGCCGAAGGTGTAATTGCGTTCTTTTCGGTGCTAGTCATGTTTGGAAAACGCACACCCTTTGTCGTTGACTGAACGTCAAGGATAGCCGTTGCGGCGGGTGTAGTTGTGCCAATTCCAAGGTTTCCAGACAAATCAAGAGTCATGGCTGTAGTATATGAAATTGCATTTCCAGCAGTTCCAGAGCCAGCAAGTTGCCATTGGTATCCTACACCGCTGAGTACCCGAAAGCGTTGCGCGGTATCGCTAGAGATATAGGTATCATTAATAGAACCGTTATTAACAAACCATGTCTGTATGTTTCCGGGGACTGAATAGGGTTCAGAAAAAATTGTTCCTGTAGTGCCAACGGATATTGAGTTAGCAACTTTTAAGTTGCCAAGCGTGTCTAGCGTCATACCGTTCGTGTATGTGCCGGAGACTTCGGCTGCGTTGTCAGCAGTAACCAGCCATTCCCAGCCAGCGCCGCCTTGCGCCGCATCACGCGATGCACGCATAAGAGCGCCGCCAGCGGTTCCAGATCGGTTTACTTCAAAGCCAGAATAATAGAAAGAACCTGAAAGTTCTGATGTAGCGCGAACTGTCGTGTTAGACGCGCTGGACTGAGCGTGTACGCGAGTAGCTGGCGATGCTGTACCAACGCCGAGATTGCTGGCAGTGTCAATCGTCATGGCCGTAACAGTGTTGTTTACGCCAAAGCCCAGTGGAATGGAACTGCCTGTGGTGATGCCTTTGGCAGTAGTGCCAATTACGAGGTTGCCCGCAGAAACAGTGACATTTCCGCCAGAGGCAAAATACATACGATATGTTGCCGCGCTACCTGCGGAAATATACAAATCGGTACTATTGTTGGGTGACCCCATATACCAGTTTTCATAGCCTGTACGGAGAAACTGAATGTTGGGGCTAGCAGCGGCTGCAATTAGCCTTAAGTTAGACCCAACCGCGCCAGTTCCTGTAGAGGTAATATTTCCCGTAGCCGCAATGGATGATGTTTCTAAACCTGAACCAACTATACGCAGGCGCTCCGTCCCGCCTTGGCTAAACGCAATTAAGTCCGCCCCCGGCGACCACATACCTGTATTGGTGTCACCAGTAAATGTGTAAGAAGGTAACGCTGCCGTGCCTAAGCCGTTGGCTACGCTGCTAGAGCTTACAGATCGCCCCGCCGTAAGATCGGCAACCGAAACCTTGACGGTGCTACCTCCCTGCACAATCGGTAAAACTTCCGTCCCCGCTAAGGGGGTAGCAGATGCGGTTAATGCAGAAATTTTCTTGTCGGCCATTTATTAAAATCCTTTATAGATTGCCAGTACTTACCCATGTTCCGGGGGTTCCCGCTACCGTACACATCCAACCTTTAGGTTGACCAACCGCAGGTGTGCTGTTCGCAGACTGATCTCCGACATCCCATGCGCCCGTTGCGGGAGCAGCAGTAGTTTGCCATGTGAACTTATCACCTAGTCGAGTCACAATTCGTCCAACAGTAGCGCCGCCCAGAGCAGCTCCTGACACTTGTGTCGTGACATTAATGAAGCGGTTGTCTACAAGCGGGATAGTGTGGTTTCCAGTAGTTCCCGAAATCATAAACCCAGTGTTGCAATCGCGGAACGTATTGCGTTCGTATATATAGTTAGGTGATCGTCCGGTAGTATAATATTGGGCTGCATAGAAGCCGTAGTAGAAATTATCTATTTCGTTATCAATTATGCGGGCATTTTCAGTTTGCGATGAAATTCTAATTCCGGCGTTTTGATCGCTCACCGTTGTGTTGTCATTTCCAGTAATCCGATTTCCTTTGACAACCAAAGTGCGCGTTGAAGCCTGCATATCTATTGCAATACCGGTAACGGCGCTACCAGACGTGCGAACAATACGATTACGAACAATGTTATGCCCTGCAATGTTTGCGTTTCCAGCATTTGGGACCACACTAATGTCATTACCGACATTGCTCAAGAATGTGTTGTCCGCAACTTCTACAAAAGCACTGTTGGTCGTAAGCACTAAGCCTTTGCCAAGTGACCCTTGGACAGTGTTGCTGCGTATTGACGCGGAGATAACAGGAGCAGTAGTAGCATTAACAGTGATGCCGCCTGTGTTTACGTTTGTATTTTGAAAGCGCGATATATAATTTCCGACAACTTCTTCGTAGCCAGACTGGACAAAATAGATTCCGCCAGAAAGAGTATTGGCCGTGTCATAGCCGTTTAGATCGCAAATGTTATTAGCAATGATAACGGGACCAGACGAAACGCCTTGCTTATAAATGCCTGTCCAGCGTGTGTTGCGGCAAACATTTCCTGACACAACGGTGCGGGGGCCGGAAACTGTGCTTGAGTTATAACCGATAACAATCCCATGCCGCCTGTTTCCGCCGGTTGCGGCCAACGCCCACGTCCCTGTTTCCGTGCAGGTTGTAGTGTCAAGCGTTACGCAAGTATTGTTGGATACCAAAATGTCGCCGTCATACCCAAGAGCGTCAATAAAAATGCCTTGGCTGTTATTAGACAGGCAGAAATTGCCGTCTATGATGTGACGTTCCGATGCTCCTGACGAGTAAAGTAAAATATCTGATGCTGAAGCTGCCGTCGAAACACCTGACGTAAACTTACCGCCATAGATACGGTTGCCACGAACTACGCTGTTTTGAACATTGCGGATGTGAACGCCGACGCCGCCGAGATCGCCCAGTTCTAGAAAGCAATCCAACACAGATAGATTGTTTACCGCAGACGCATAAACGCAGTTTACAAAATCAGTGTCGTTTCCGTCCGCAACTTTCATGCGAAGCGCACGAAACGTATTGCTGTTACCCGCGATAAATACATCTTTGTTCAGTGTAACTTGCTGGATAAGACTATCCCAGCCATCGCCATAAACCGTGACGCCGTTTGGTACGGTTATGTCGTCAGTAATTTTGTAATATGTTGTTGTCGCAGGGACATATACAGCCGCCACGCCGTTGTTAACCGCAGCCTGAATAGCAGCCGTATCATCAGCCGCACCATCGCCAACAGCGCCGAAGTCCTTAACCGAGACGTACTGGGCTAATTTATTTTCGACGTTAGTAGCAACACTACCTGTAAAGGGTGGGGAATATCCGACATCTGATGCGTCTACAGCCCCTGTAGATACAGAAATAGCGGTCGTAAACTTCACTTCTCCGCCGACATGTACGCCAGACGTAAACGTCACGGTGTCGCTGTCCGTTTCAAGATAGCTGTCGCCGACATACTGGTTCACGCCGTCGATGTAGACCGTCAGCGAGTTAGTGCCGGGCGTGTAATTGATCGTCGAAAGGTTAAACACAGTCTGGCCGGCGGTGGCCGTAATGACTTCTTCCTGCACCGTGTAGTTGACGAAGTTCGAGTTGACGCCGGTAATGTTATCGTAAGTGCCAAGCAGGATGCCTGTCGCTGTTTCGATGACAAACTTATAGACCAGACCGTCAGTCAGCCAAATCTCACCGCCCGGTACGCGTCCTGCGCTATCCAGAATGATGGGGTTGCTGTGCGGCGTAGCGCCTGACGCGCTGGTATACGTTGCCTGCGGCGTAGTTGTGCCGGCTGCATAGGTATAAATCTTGCCGCCCGACAGGATAACGCCGTTATTGTCGAAGAACTGCGCTGCGAAGCCGCCGATGGGTGAGGGGGTTACTGACATCAAATTACTCCAGCAGCAACAATCCGCCGTCCTCTTGGACGAGGTTGTCTCCGTTTTCAGTTTCGAGGTTGCCCTGCGCTTGATCCGGACCATAGCCAGAAAAAAACGAGATAATGCTGCCCAGACCGAGCGCAATACCGTTACGAAGGGCGCCACCAAACCCCATATATTAATTCCGGTTGATCGGCTTGGCGTACACCGTACCGTCGTTTGTCACGCGGATTGCGCTCACACGCCAAGGCGCGCCCGACGTGTTGACAGTCAGCACAAAAGGAATTGGCGTAAATGGCGGGATTGGCGTGCTGGCAGTCGTAGCGACAGCGCCGACGCCTACTTCGACGTAGCAAGCCTGATCCGACCAGACCACAACGCCCTGCGCGCCGGGAGGCCATGTGGACGTGTTACCAGCAGTGCCGGTATACGCCACGCTGTATGCAGGATAATCAGCTTTGCTTAGTGGGTTTAAGAGTTCCATAGCGCGTCCTTATGCGAGAAATTTCAGTTTATACAGTGTGCTGTAATACAGCCCAAAAATCTCGTCGATAATGTTTTGGATTGGGGTGCAATCCTTATCGACGACTTTATACCGCATTTCCATCAGTTCGTCTACTTGACCTTCAAGAAACTCGACAATGTTGTTGGTTTTCTTAGCTGACATGAGCGAAATAGGACCGATTAGGCCATATTTTCCTTGGTACGCTTCCGCGTATTTGTCCGCCAAATCAATGATTTCACTGTAAAACTTCCGCAACGCTTTATGCTTTGCGTAGCTGCGTGTGTTCAAATGCGTCGAGTGTGCCACGTCACGCGCAAGAAACAATGTACCTACAAAATCAGCGCAACTCATTACATCATTCCTTCAGGGGCTTGTTCTTGCATTGGCATTTCCATCGGCATCTCAGGCTGTTCGCCCATCTCAGGGGCTTGCTGCATCTGTTCGTCCATCTGCGGTACTTCGCGCATTTCAGGTGAACCGCCGATCAAGTCGCCTGTATCCAGCGCGCCTGCAATCGTACCCATGACAATATCCTGAATTTGCTCAGGTGTCATGCTGTTTTGTACAGCAGAGATACGCTTGGTTTCGGCTTCGTAAGCCTGCACTTCAGCCTTGTACCTGTCGATGGAGATTTTCTGCTGCTCTGCGCTATCTTGGATATTCTCCATGATGTCAGAGACGCGGTTGAGTTCTTGCGACAAGGCTTCAATCTGTTGCTTGGCAGCCATGACTTCTGGTGATTGGTCGCCTTCTTCCAAGACTTTCGGGTCAAGGATTTTCTTAAACCGCTTCGCCATTTCCTGCGCTCCGGGCCAATCCATGTTCTTGATGAACAAATCGCCGGCCACAGTCCAAAGCTGCGGGTTGGATTGCAAAATCATTGACATGGCGTCGAGCGCCTCTTGACGCTTAGTCATGTAGCCGGGGCCAGTAGTGACCATAACGTCGTATGTGCCGATTGACGGGTTGTAGATTTTTTCGATCAATCCGCCATTTTGGTCACGAATTTCCTTGACAGGCTCTTGCTGCATAGGGTCCATTTTGACCATGCTGACTTCACCATCAACGCCAATGATGCGTGCAATGCGCTGTGTGTCGTAAATCTTAGGGATAATATCGACAAGCTGGCGGGTAATGTGACGGATCGCACGGGCTAAGTTATCTACATAGTGGTACGTACCAACATCGCCCTGCTTTTCGCGTGCCACGATGGCTTTTGCAGACCGTTCGTTGCCTTGTTGACCCAACGATGCGTCGTACTGGCCGGTGGTGGACTTGATGTCCTCACCAGCGCCCATTTTAGCCTGTATCAGACCTGTTTGAGGTAGCGGTGGGGCTGCACGCTGCGGAAGCGGTAATACGTTCCCAGCGCCGTCTGTAACGTCTGGGTTGACTTCCAAATACGGCCAGTTGGTCGTGTTGGCAGTCTTCCACTGGTTCTCATAGCCCTCGAACTGACCGCCATAGGCAATAAAGGGTGCTTTTGGCGCCAGCGCCAGCATTTCTGCTTCTTGGCTGGTCCAGTAGTTGTACATACGCTGTGCGTCTTTGGCGTTACGCACCAGACCAGATACGTAAATCTGGCCCTGAACCTCAAATTCGTTGCCTACGACGCGCACGACAGGTATCCAACTGCCCGGCCACTCGCGCTCGTCTAGCACGTCATAGCCATTGGTTTTCATCCACATGACTTTTTTGCGGTCTACTTCGCGGCTGCGGACAGGCTTGCCGTACATGGCGCGCAGTTGCTTATCCATCGGCGTGTCTTTGAACGCAGTGACGTTATCTGGATACAGATTCAGCGTTTCGCGCTTGCGCTTGTAATAGAAATACTCCGCAACGCGGATAGTGTCTTCGTCCAGCCATGCCGACATGCTTTCATCGCCGACAGCGGTTGACAGGATTGACGAAATAGGCGTTGCGTCTGGAAACTCGCGCTCATACTCGTCTTTAGTCATGTCCTGCGTGACAAAGCACCATTCAGCGTCTGCGCCGCATGGGTCTTGGATCGTAGGGTCCATGTAGACGCTAAACGAGTTGCGGACGCGCATAATCCGCACGTCTTGGTCAAAAGTCTCTTCGTTGCAGTATTCCGTAATGAGACGGATGTAACCTTCACCGTAGGTGACTTGGTTATCACAGGCTGTGTCGTAGGCTACGTCAGCGTCGGACATATACTCGATATGCCGCACGACGCCGTCGAAGATTGCTGCCACTTCAATGTCAGCGTTATCATCAACAGGTATTACCTTGCCCGCAGGGCGGTTCTGACGCTGTTCGTTCGTCACCTGACGGACGTGCTGCGGCAATTTGTTAATTGTCAAGCAGGGACGCGCGTTAATTGTCTGGCCTTGCACCGCGCCGCGGGTCGCCAACACGTCAGCAGGCCACTGCCACTGGTTGTCAGGGCTGCCGGCCATGAACCGAAGGTCGTCCAGTTCGTCTTCACGGCTGTCCGAATAGGCGGCCATCGACATCTGTAGCCGATGGCGCATAGTTGCCATTGTATCAGGGTCACCGCGAGTGTTCGCTGGATCGCTACCGCGGTCAGCTACGTCGCCTACTTTGTTAATACCTGTCGGATCAGCCATTGTGGTTACTTTTTACCTTTTTTGGCGGCTTCACGCTTCACGCTATACGCGATTGCGACCGCCTGTTTGACAGGTTTTCCGGCGTTTACCTCGGCCTTGATGTTCTTGCGGAACGCGGCTTTGCTGGGCGACTTGACCAAAGGCATTTTATTTCTTCTTCGCCGGTGTTGGCTTCATGTTCACGGTTGTGCGTGTGACCTGTACAGGTTTCTGTACAGGTTTGTAAGGTAAAATTCGCTTTTCAACCGGTTGGTTGGATTTGGCAGGTAAAGTTCGCTTTTCAGCCGGTTTGTTAGGTTTGTTAGGTAAAGTTCGCTTTTCAGCCGGCGCAATTTTAGGTAGTGTTTTAACCGCTGGGCGTCCGCCGGCTGCACTTGTTGTACCTTCACGCGCTAAAATCTTTTCGGCTGCGCGCGCACGGGCGGCGGCGGCGCCAGCGGCGCTCAAACCTAAGTCAGCGTCTGTTGCGCGGCGTCCAGAACTGTCGGTCGGACGCGACGAAATGTTTTCGCGCATAGGTGGCTTTTTGGATCGCATTTACTTACCCTTCTTAGCTGGTTTGGCTGTTTTGGCGCTTTCTTTAAAAGCCTTGGCTGTGGGGGCGCCTTTAGCGCCCGGTTTACGCATTTTCTCGCCTGATCCAGCGGCGATCCGCTCTTTCTTGGCGTGAATGTTGGCATATAGACCCTTTTTCATGGGCATTTCCACCTTTTCAAACTAGCTTTGGCGCGTTCGCCGTCTTTTGCTTTGGCTGCAACAGCCCCCATGCGGGCGCAGAACGACGCTTTGCGTCCTGCGTCAGCCTTTGTCTTCGGATTCGGCGCTGGAGCCTTCAATTTGCTGCCTGTTGCAGCGTTATATTTCGCTCTACCAGCGGCAGTCAGGCCCGCACCCTTTGACACAGGCAATTTCTCGCCTCTGCCAACGGACAATGACACTGATTTTTTCTTGTCTGCCACTAGCTGCCCATCCAAGATGTAGAATATCCAGCGGGAGAATACCCGCTTGAGGAGCGTCTGTCAACGCGTCCTTGTCGTGGGTCTCTAGATGCCACAGGAAAGGCAAATGTCACCGCTATGGCGTCCGCTGCGTCAGGTGACGCTAGCCCGCGTGACTTCATATCTTTCTTGCTTTCGAGGAACAGCGTACCCTTGCTGTCCGGCTTGGTGCGCGGGCTGATGAGGTCTGTCTTCAGGAACCGATCCGACGGGATGTGCGCCGTCTTGAGCCAATCTCGCATGGAACCCCACATCTCCGCGCGCTTGTTACCCCACATGATCTGGTTCTTGGCTTTGTTGCCGAAGTTCACGCCGCGTATCTTGTACCGCTGTTCCTTCAGTCGGTCCACGACGCCTGCGCCTAGGCCGCCTTCGTCGATGCAGACCAGCGCTGGCTTGAACTGTTCTATGGCGTCGATGACGTAGCCTGCCACTTCCATCGTGTCAGCACCGCGGTGACGCCGCAGTTCCAAGATGTCACGGCCCTGCCGTATGGCGATGACGGTAGCGTCCGCCCCGAAACGTGCTGGGTCTACCCCTATGACGATGGGCGCGCTGTCGTCCTTGATGGGCGGGCGCTTCATGGCGTCATCGACCAGATTGCTGCCGATGAACTGATCGTCGCCTTCTGATGGGAAGTTACCGTAGACTTCGACACTGGCTTGGTAGCTGTCTGGCCCATACTCGTCGATGATGCGCTGGTACAGATTTTTGTCTGTACCCTCGACATCGCGGGCGTCGATTGTGCGTGTTGTCCAGAACGCCCGCTTGCTGTGGAACGTCTCGTAGAAATAGCCTGTGTTACGCCGCGGGTTGGAGAACGCCAGATGGAAGCGGTGCGGCGTATTCTCTGTGAAGAAACCATCACTCACTGACCATATGCTGTCAGGGATACCGCTGGCTTCGTCGAAGATCAGCATCACACCGTCGAAGTTGTGGACACCCGCGTAGGCGTCGGGGTTTTCTTCCGACCACAGCCGGCCCTCGACTGACCAGTAGCGCGTGCCTTTCTTCAGGTCACGCTCGACCAGTTCCGTTAGCCACTTGGCTGGCATGATGCGTGTGGCGGCTATCTCGAACCAGTGACTGTTAAGCGACATTGCCAGCCACTTGGTAATTTCTGCCCATGTTACGCTGCGTAGCTGCGCTTCGGAGTTTGCCGACACGATGGTGGTCGAGCCGATTCTGCTGGAGAGCATCCATATCGTAAGCCATGACACTAATGCGGACTTGCCGATTCCGCGTCCTGACGCAATCGCCAGCCGCGCCGTGTCGAAGTCAACCTTGCCGTTGTTCGCCTTGATGTGGTCACGCAAGTCACCAAGTATCTGGCGCTGCCATTTGCGCGGTCCGGGGAAATGTTCCAGCGGTGTGCCTGCTTGGCCCCACGGGAATGTGTACAGCACAAATGCTAGGGGGTCATCCTTTAGTGTGGGCGACCACAGCCGCGCCATCAATTCCATCTCGTCTTGCGCTGAATATATCGGCTGCTGCATGTGTGTTATCCTCTAGCTGGGGCAGTTCAGTGTACAGCCCCTCGATGACGCGCGACTGTGCTTTTTCCAGCGCGCCTGTAATGCTTATCTGTTGGTCGATGTTCACGTCGATCTGCTGCTTGGCTACCCAGCCGTGCTGATGCTTGAGTATCTCCAGCGCAGCCTTGCTGTCGCCATCGCGCGCCGCTTCGTACATGGTCTTAGCCGCTGTGTATTCGCCGTCGCTGCGACCTTTGATCTCAGCCATCTCGACCAGCGGGTCTGCGTCGGCCAGCACGCGGAACTGCCGCGGGGTCAATCCAGCGGCCATCGCCAGACTGTCACCCTTCAGGCCATAGCGGGCAGCTTCATAGATTGCCTCCAGCCGCGCCTCGGTGGCCTGCGTCCGCTCAGGTGTAAATGGCAGTGAGTAGAAAGTCATTGGGCGTACTATAGTGTGTTGCATTTTAATTTGCAAAAAAAATAAAAATTGTTTGCGTACCGTGCCCGTGACAGTCACGCGGCGCTCGGCCCTCTACCCCCCACCCCCCTGCTCGACGCGTTCTGGCTTTGTTCTATAGCGTAGATTTTCGGTTGGCCTTTCCCTTTTGGCTTACAACAGTGTCAGTAAAAAACATATTGGCTAGCTATGCTGCGCTGCAACATAGGCGTTCTAGGCTATGCGATTGCATGTCATGACTGCGTAAATCATGACGCCATGACTGCGTGAGTCATGACCGATTGCGTGGTCATGACTGCGTGGTCATGACAGGGAAAGTTTACAATTGTTAAACATCTAGGCGATCTAGGCAATCGATTTGGGAGTCGTTCTCTAGAAAGTTATATTTTAACCATATAGGTTAATTATATACTTTTCTCAAACTAACTTAACATTCCATAGCCTAGATAGCCTAGAATCCTCGGTGAAGCGCAGAAACCCTTGACTTTTTCCTAGGCAATTTAGGCTGTTTTCATAGCCTAACTTTTGACTATTTCGCCTAACTTTTCGCCTAACAATTTTCGCGCCAAATATCGCTTGGCAAAAATAGTCATTTTCTAGGCAAAAGTTAGGCTATCATTTTAGGCCAAATGACTATTTTTAGAGGACCTAAAATCTTTTTTTAGTGCAACACATTTTGTTGCTTGACACTATGCGAAAGAGGGTAGATAAGAGGGCATCAACAACGCAATGGAGTGAGACACCATGATACAGACAGAGTTAGACTTCAACATTCACGCAATCGCATTTGTCGCTATCGTCGCAAAAGCATTGTTGGCAATCGCCGTCTTTACAGGCGCAATAGCATGAACCGCGAATATATCATTTGGGGCAAGCCGCCGCATAGCGACGACGAAACGCTTTTAGTGTCCGAAACGGCTGGCATTGCCAGCTTGGAACAAGCGCAACGGGTTATCGCAACGCTAACAGACGTTCATGGATGCCGCGATTGCCGCGTTCATGTCTTTACGCTTGGCAACGGCGCAGACGTTATAAACGCATTTAAAGGGGCAATCGCATGACCGACTTCACAACAGCCACACAACAGCGCGATGCAATCAATGCCGAATTGAGCAACGCAACCGATGCGCTCAAGGCGCTCACAAATGAGTTAGCCGGCGATGCGCCCCGGCCAATGGGCTTGACGCCCGATAGCGTCAAAGCGGACCCGCGCTGGCAAGCTGCCAAGTCCAAGGTCGATAGACTGTTTCAAACCATGCGCCAATTCAACGGCACTTACACTAAGCAATTCAAGCGCGAATTAGCGGCGCAACACCGCGCCAACCGCTACGCTTAACAACAATCAATAGGAGTGAGAAACTATGTATAGCGGACACAAAAACTGGAACCATTGGAACGTATCGCTTTGGCTTAACAATGACGAAGGCCTTTACCGCGAGATGATACACTTCCTTGGCTATGCGCCAACCAAAGACCGCGCTGCGCGGATGATGACCGATAGCCTTAAATCAAGCGGCGCGACGCATACACGCGACGGTGCGCCATATAGCTACACAACCATTCGCGCTGCAATGCGCCACCATGAATATTGAGGGGGCAAAGTAACATGACTCACGCACGACAATGCACCGCTTGCGGCGCTGGCATGAACGAGGGCTATGTTATCAACGGCGGCTGTGAGCATTACTGCTCAGACGATTGTTTGCCCATGACAGAGGCCGAATTTGATGAGCTTTACGGCGATGGCGAGGGTGACAGCTATTGGACCGAATGGGAAGAGGACGAGGACGAATGATAGCCCACATAGCAATCATCACATTCTTTTGGGGCGTTGGCGCCCTATCAATCTACGCAATCATTAAAACAGTGAGGGAAGCATAACATGGACGAATATGAAGCCGCGCCGCTGCTGCTGCAAGCGCTAGAGGACATGGTTGAAATGGCAACGCACCATGCAATGTCAGAAGAAGACCGCCGCCAGATATTACGTAATGCACGCGAAGTAATCGCAAAAGCAAAAGGAGCATAACATGACACAAGACCGCAACTATCTCCGCATGTTGAACGACTGCGAATTGTCGCACTACGCATCGGAAAACGTCCGCACCGAATTAGAATTTATCCTGCTGGAGCGTCTGGAGCGCCTGATAGGCGTTGACGAACAACTTGACGATGCCAAGCGCGAGATTGACGAACTAAACGCACGGCTTGACCGCTGGATGGAACAAGCCAACACCTTAGCTGCGCAACTAGAGGCCAAATGATTGCGGTAATCGCTGGAGCCGCCCTTTTCCTATTAACTTTACTACTGGAGGATTGACCAATGAACCATTATCAAATCGCAATCATTGCACTGCTGGCTCTGGAAGCCATAACACTGTTTGTCCTATGGCGGACGCATTTGGACCGCCAGTTATGGCAAGCCATGTGGATGCGCGACACAAGCGAATTGCTATTCTGGAAGCGCAACGGCATCCTGCGCGATCCGCTGACAGGCAAATACCGCAAGCGGGACAAAAGCTGATGGAATACGCCGTCCGCAAGCAAATAAAGCACCTGTGCGGCTATATCAGCGACAGAAGCGCAGTGTTGCAGCACATCAACCGCGAACACAACCTACGCCTGACGCTGCGCGACATAGAGGATATAGACGAAGCCACATCGCGCCACCGCGCACGGCGGACAGACCTAGCCGCCATGATACCATCGCCGCTGATTGTGACGCACAAGCACAAGGGGCACGACCCGCTGGCCTTGGCGCTGTTCAAATACCATGCAGCGCGGTCCTATGGGCCTGAGCAAGCCTATTGGCTGGATAGGATGAACGACCGCAAGCCCAAGCCGACAACTACAATCGAACTGTAAAGGACAGACACATGATTAAACCACAGCAAGCCGCCCCTATGGGCCGGAACCACCGTGTATCATCCGACAGCGCATGGCCGCTGCGCGGACTAGACGGCAAGACATTCGCGGAACGCCGCGCAGAACGCGAAAAGGAGCAAAGCAAATGCCTAGACCAATGATTTACCCAATGGGAACGCTAGAAGTAGGCGAGAGCGCCACCATGCCAGCCACCAAGAAGGGTGATGCCAAGCGCATTAGTCGCAACGTGTCACAATACGGCATCCGTAAGGGCAGAGCCTTCAAGTGCCGCACTGTGGGCGGCGTAACCTTCATAACTAGATGGATGTAAGCAAATGAAAGCCACAGAACGCCAAGTGACACCTGAAACGCTTGCTAAGTTAGGTATGCCGTATGCCCTTGTCTGCGAATATCGCGGCGGACACGACGCGCGCAAGTTTACGCTGTTTGACGGATTTAATACGCAGCATGAAGCCGAAAGCGAAGGCCGACGGATTGAAGCAGCTAAACCCTTCGCAGACGGCAACGGCGGGAAGCGCGGCTATGCCGATTTGAAATGGCGTGTGGAAGTGCTGCACGACACAGAGGGGCAGAGCAAATGACCAATATAAGCGAATGGGGCGCAGTCATGCGTTTAGCCAGACGCGCTGCGCTGTTGGCTGGCGAAGAACAGCGCCGCCTTGGTCGTGTGACGGAGCAAGAGGATAGCAGCATCATGCTGTATACCGACGACCCGACAACGGCAGGGCTGTTCGCCCGCAATTCCGACATGGCTGCAATGTGCAAGACCAGCGGCATTGAAGGCGTGTGCATCGTCATGGGCGACAAGTTTCCGCCAGCAGCGCATGAAGCCGAGCGCCCCGACCCTGAACTGCCGCGCGTTGCTGCGATGTGGTTCCCCGCCAATGGCGACAAATGCCCCCGCTGCCGCCTGTTCAGGCGCACGACAGGCGAAATATGCAACCCATGCGAAAGGAAATTAGCAGCATGACAGACGACGACGATGAGGACGACGAATTGGCACTGCCCGACCGATACATCGAACGCGCAGGCGAAACCTTAGCCTACCGCTTGATGGAATATCTGGAATTTCTGGGCGTGATAGGCAAGGACCATGTGTCTTACTTGCGCTATCCGCCCATTGAATTGATCGAAGACGCAGAAAAAGCATTAAAGGATGAGATATGACAGACGACAAGAAGCAGGAACGCGAAGTTAGGCATGGATGTGAAGAACCCGCACTAGCCGAACAATTTATTGATTTCATTGATGAGACAGACTGGGAACTGTCGGCATGGGTTCGTGAGAACGCTGACGTAATCCTAGCCGCCCTCCGCCAACCCCGGACCGATGCGCTCAAGGTGGCGCGGGAGGCCAGAGGTCACATTATCACAGCGGCAACTGGTGCAAAAAATGCACAGGTTCAGCGTTATCGGAATACCGATATTGAAGCTGACCCGCTGGTAGAGGTAATGAAACAGGCTGGGTGGGCCGATGCTGTCATCGAAAGTTGTGCGCCATCATTGAGCGCCGCACTGGATGCGCGTGGGCTGGAGATACGGGAAAAGAAATAATAAAAAGCCCCCTGCGGAGTGAGGACGCAGGGGGCTTAAAAAGGTCAGCGGAGCATCACCGACCCTATCCATATATCATTGCAACCAAATGGTTGTCAATTCTTGCCTATCGACGGCATGATGCTCGACTTAGGCAAGTCTTCCGCCAAGCGGCGCAAGTCTGATTTGTTCCCTTTTTTCACGTCTGGCGCGACAAAGATATGTTTCTTGGTCACATATTCAGTCGAACCGATCCGGCCCATGTCAACCCAGCCAGCTTCTTTGAGCGCATGAAGCAGCGCCGCCTGTGGTATCTTGACGCCAGCAGGGACGTTAATCGCCAGCGCGTCACAGATGCGGTGGAAAGGCCCACCAATGACACCATTGGCAAACACACCAGCCCTTTCGCGCATCATGTCCACAAGATAGCTTTCCGCAACGCTCATGCCATGCTCGACCATGTTTAGCTTCCATTCGGTCACTGGCGGCGCAGCCGCAGGGTTGAACGCCGACACGTCACGTTGATGCAGCCAAGCGGCGCACTTCTCATAGCCGCCGCTTTCATACCAGCCCCACAGCTTTTTGGCTGCGGTCGGCGTCATACGCGGCGCGCGCGTCCACACGCAGAACCAGCGGCGGTCTTGCGTCGGCAGCGTGATAGGCAGCGGATCGTTCGTGTAGGCAATCACCATCAGGCGGTTGACCAAATCATAGGGGTGCATACCCTTGCGGTTGACCGACAGCGTCTCAGGCGGCGCAGCGATGAGCGGCTTTAGCTTGTTAGCCATCGCCCGGCGTTCGCGTGCCTCTGGCTCCTTCAACTCGTTCAAGATGACAACTTCAGCCTCAAGCGCATAACCCCACTGGCTGTCCAACCCGCCAGCCTCAATGACTGACCTGTTGCGCCAATGCTTGCCGCCAAGCGCCCACAGGAACGGCTGGAACATACTGTCCTTACCAGCGCCTTCATCGCCGCCAATCAGGATGGCATGGTTAATCTTGACGCTAGGGTGCTGTATCTTGAACGCCATAGCGTCAAGGATGTGGTCTAACTCGACATCATCCGCCACCAGACTGCGGCAATGCTCTAGCCAAGGCTCAACGTCATGGTCTGCAATCTTGTCGCTGCCCGACACATCAGGCCGTCCGTCTGTCCAGCGATTGCCGTAGACAAGCCCGTCACGCGTCACCAGCACGTCATCGCCAGCGGCGAACGTCACAGCCGACAGCGCAGGGGCGCCGCGATCCTGACGGCGCTCATCAAAATAGATGGACGCCTGCACGCGGTTTGTCTTCTTGTGGATGGAACGGCAGTCAACGTGACGGAACAACGCGTTAAAGACGTTGCGGGCTATCTCCTGACGCGTCACCATGTCGAAATAGCTATCGTCGGACTGGATGTATGCGAAACGCTCGAACCATTCAGATTGTTCCAGCCGTCCTGCTTCTTTTTTCTCGACCTCACGCACACGCGCTGCGGCCTCATCGGGGAAGGCTTCGGTCGGCGCGATTTTCTCATACATCGACGCCAGACGCTCTGCGATTAGTTCATCACGCAAGCCCGGCGTTACCTTCGGGCCACCTTCATTGGCTACCCAATCAAGAAAGGTGCGGCTGTCTAAGTCTTGGCAATGCCCATGATAGCAGCAGAACGAGCGGTCGAGCGGCTTGTAGCGCGCCTCGACCATGCCGTCGCTGTGTTGCTCATGGTTAGGGCAGACGATGCCGCACCAG